GTTGGTTTCTTGCACCAGCATACGCAGCTTCGTCATCACTTCGTCCAAGGCTTTGCGTTCGTCACCACTCTCCTGACTTGAGATGATGATGGACAAGTGATCAAGGAATACATACTTGCATGACATACCCTTTGCCAGATAGCGAACACGGTTGACAATGTTCTCAATGCTAGTTGATCCGAAGTGGTCGAACAGGTAGAGCCGACCAGTACCAAGCGTTGCATCGAATGCGTTCTTACGTTCTTCATCAGACACGACAGCATCGGGTAGGTGTAGTGGTGCATTGGCAGCAAGCGACATCATAGACAACGCAGTCTTACGAACACTCTCTTCCAAGAACATTAAGCCAATGTTGTCTGGTGTGTTCTGAATCAGATGCCACACCAACTCACGCAGCACCTGAGACTTACCCAAGCCTGAACCTGCTGTGATGGTGACAAGTTCACCGAGTCGGATGCCATAGGTGAGTTCATTCAAACCATCCCAAGGATACTTGCAATCGGCAGGGGCCATTGGTGTAGACACAACATCCCACAGTGTGCTGCCTGAGACAATACCATCAGGAACAAACTGCTCAGCCCTCCACCAACGGTCAACAAACTGTGCTTCCTTACTCTGACTAAGCCAATCACATGCGTCTTTCAACTCAGGCATAGGCTTGAATATCTTGCACTTGCTACCGAACAACTCAGCCACTTCCTTCGCAGCCTTGATGCCGGGTTCATCACCATCAAAACAAACAACAACATTATCAAAGCTGTTGATGTATTCGTAGTTGGCCTTGCAATCTTTCAATGCTGAAGCTGCACCGTTCCTGATAGACACTACAGGAAACTTCGATCCTGTCATTTGGAATGCAGCCAACGCATCAAACTCACCCTCAGTGATTGTCAGATACTTACCACCAGAGGGAAACAAGTTCTGTCCATACAGTGTTGCAGCTTTCCAGTTGCCAACAGCGCTGAAGTCTTTGCGATCTACAGGTCGGACCTTCGCTGCCACCAGCACAGAGTCTTTGTCGTAGTAGGGGAAATAGTATTTGCCGTTGTCACGGACAGTGCCATACTTCTCCATCGTTGTTTTGGTGATGCGTCTTTCTGATACAGACACTGGCACACCTGTGGCGAAAGCCTTAGTGAAGCTCATGTCTTTAACGGGTTCTGCAATTGGTTCGATCACTGTGATTCCTTCTGTACCGGGGGTTAATACTGAACAGACAAAGCAGTATGTACTACCGTCTGCATTGATTGATGCACCATCACTGCTGCCACAAGCAGGACATGCAACGTGTGTCTGTATGAAACTCATTTAGTTCCAGCCTTACTGAAAACATGGAAGCGTTTGGCATGCAGCAAAGCTTCATCACGTTCTTTGTTGAGGCCATAGATCGTACCCATCTGCACACCTTCATCACGCTTACGCTTGACAACGTCTGTGCTGATCTGTGATGCTGTCTTGCCCGACTGCGTACCCTTGAACAAAGGATCGTTAGCGAAGATGGAGGGGCGGGGATGTTCCTTCCAATGGAAGGGGGAAAGTGGTGAGCAATTGCAGGTCATTGTTGTTCTCCATATCCGTGAAGGTCGCGGTGCAAGCCTGTCCAGTCACAATCAAGGCAGCTTGATGGCGAGTCATCGTCCTGTGTCTTCATGCTGTGGCAATAATGATCCATTGTGTTTGCCATTCGTGTGGTCCATTCCTGTAGTGTCACTCTGTCGCTTGTGCATTCAGGGCATGTTAGTGTTGTCATTTGTTTCTCGCTTTCAGCATGGCATCGGCCATTTTGTATGCAAGGTTAGCGTCATCATCGACCCTGATTGAGCCGGGGCAGGCCAACATCCCCTGCATCGCTTTAGCTGCAAAGTAGTCACGCAGGGTCATGCCTTCAATGCAGCCCCCACCATATGCAACAGGAAACGCTGGCCCACCTGTGTTTGTATTATTCATACATTCTCCAAAGGAAAGAAAGCACCAACTGTAACAGGTGCAACACCACGCAACACAGCCAACACATCCTGTGCCACCAACCTGTGTTCCTTCTGTGTAGCTACATCAAGTCGTGCTTGCAAGAATGTAATCCAGCTACGCATAGTGCCGTTGACGTACAGCTTAGATGGTGTCAACCCTTCAGGCAACAGAGCACGTGCTTGTTCTTTGGCTATGCCACGCTTCAATGATTCACCGTACAGAAACTCTGTCTCAGCAATCATTCGCTTCTGTGCTGCTGCCCACCACACAGTCAATTCAGAATCATCAGTGGTCAAAGAGTTCTGACGGTTCTTGTTGTCTTGCAAGCGACACTCACGGGTGACAAACTCACCAAGCTGTGTAGCGTCAGCATAACGTTGACTAAATTCTTGGAAGCTGAAGCTTCTGTGTCGCAGAATTTGTCGTGCAATGTCGCGGGTGGTGGACACTTCGATGCATACACTAGCCATTTCAAACACAGACCAGTGTGCATTCTTTGCACAATAATTAAGCAGCCCTGCGATGTTGGGGTTGTCTTGGTTGTTGGGGTTGCTGACACGGGCGCAATAGCCGATGTGTTTGTCAGCGTCAGGTGTTGCCCAAATAAGTTTTGCTGTTGTCATGTTAGTGTTGTTTGAAATAGTTGAAGTTGTTAATGTCTGTTGTTGTTTTGTGGAAGTTTTTCAAACTCATTCAGCGTCTTTAACAAGATCGCCAATCTTCTTTGCACAACCCGCACAGAAGTAGATGTTCTGTCCACGATTGCGAAAAGAATAAGTGTAGATCAGGTCTTCACCTTTGACGATCTTCTTGTCACATCCACGGCAAAACGCATCACGCTCCGCTGGTCTTCGTTTAATTGATTCACTCATAGTTTCATTGCTTCCATAGTTAGTCCGATGTTACCAATGGCATAGCCAACAAAAGCTAAGCCAAGTCCTGTGTTGCCTTTGAGCAACAGATCAATTGCGATGACGGCATAGACGACACCGATAGTTGCGATAAGCCAAGCGCTCATACCATTCCTCTTAGTTCCTGTGCCACTGTAGCACTCTTCAATGTGTGTTTGACATACGGTGTAAGACTATGCACTGTTGCATGTCCACTCAAGGCCATCACGTTTGTGAGAGCTACACCAACTTCAACCATCTCGGTGATGGCTGTCCTTCGCAGGTCCATTAGCTGCAACTCATCAGGCAGTCCAGCCTCTTGCATCACCACCTTACCTACCTTGCTCAACTGCTGCAAGCTATAGGGCTTGGGTGTGTTCTTTGTAGAAGCTGGCATTATATAGGGTTGCCAAGACAGGTCAAGGTGTTGTTGCTTGAGCATCTCTTGCAAGTCCTTTGGCAGTGGTATAGCCACCCTTGCTCTGCGCTTGCTCTGCTCCAACGACAACACCCCTGTGTTGATGTCATAGCTATCCCATGTCAACATACGCATGTCACCAAGACGTTGCGCTGCACAGTAGGCAGTGTACACAATGAGGCCAATGCTTCGCCATTCATACTTGCTGAATGCTGTAGCCATGAAAGCTTTGATGTGTTCCTTCGTCCACACTGTGCGGCGTGGTCGGTCTGTCTGTCGCTTGACATTGGTGAATGGATTGAAGGTGCAGAACCCATTGCGGATGGCATAGCTAAACAACAGACGATACACAGCCAATGAATGGTTGGCTAAGCTAACGCTGTTGCTGGCATGAGTGTCATAGATTTGTTGACACATCGGTGTTGTCAAACTACCAAGCCTTGTGTGCAACAACACCTGCCCTGCTGTGCGGTCTTGATACCACTGCTTGAGGTAGTAGGCATAGTCTGAGCGGGTCTTTACACCAAGTCTGCTATGTTCAAGGCTGTTGATATAGCTCTTGGTTAGATCGTTGACGGTTGACTTGTCTGTTAAGTGCTTGAGGTAGCGGTGATGCTGCCTCCACTCATCCATCAATTCATTCTGTTCGTTGCAATAGTTGATTGCTTCAACAAGGTTGGTTCCTATCTTGATGCGCTTGACAATGTTTGCTTCAACAGCGTCAGCGGGTGGATTGTATCGGTAGTAGGTGACACCGTCCTTGTCAACACGCTGCATGTAACGGGCTAGGTTCATGTGTTCCCCCTTGCTCGGATGGCGGCAATGATGTCTGGGAGGTACGGCGTTTCCATGTCTGCAAACAGATCGGTTACGCGTTCCTCCGCTTGCTCACGCTCATCAGCGATAGCGTCAGCACGGACAAGGGCTTCAAAGGCTTTGAGCCTTTTTGTAAAGCCCGTTGTGAACTCCCACATTTCTTCAAGCCCAGCCTCACGGGCCATGTCTATCGTGTCTCTCATGTGGCGTCCTTCCATTTCCAACCAAGCAACTCCTCGGTGTTCTTGATCTGTTGCTCGTTGGGCTTGCTATACATCGCAAACTGCGTTTTCCATACGCCTTGCGGGTCAAGTATCCAGTAACCAACTGGCTTTGGTGGCTTGGCAAAAGTGCATTCAGTCATGTGTTCTTCTCCAAAAGCTCTTTCACTTGCTCGTACACGCCGTTCCTTGCAAAGTTGTCAGCCTCCAGCTTGTCCCAGCCTGCGTAGCGCATCTCGTTCTCACAGCGTTGCAGTAATTCATACATCTCGCGCAGGCAGTCCGCAGACTTACCGTGCAACGGCCACTGCATTGTTTTTTCCAACATAGCGGCGAGTCGCAAAGGCTTTGGCAGTTGGCCCACACGCAGCAGTTCTGCGGTGTCTTCTTCGGTTGCGTATTGGTCTTTAGTCATGGTTTCTCTCCTTTTGCTTTGGCAATAAAGGCATCAATGTGCCCGTCAAAGTCTCGCCCGTAGAGCGGTTGTTGCTTGATAACCTCAAGATCAGACCAACGCATGCGCTTGATCGCCTCATATCTTTTTTCCATCACATGCAGGCGGCGCAGTTCGGCGGCGGCTCCGGCCATGACTGGCATGCCGTGCAGTTCAAGTTTTGTTGCCAAGATCAGGGCTTCCGGTCGTGTTGTCATGTGTTCTTCTCCTTGATGTTGTGGGCGGCTTCCAGTGCGGCTCTTGCATCTTCTTTGATGTCATCACCGTAGAACTTCCAATGGTCGTTCTTATCCACACCACATGCTTCAGCTTGCCGTTTATTCAAAGCACGGGCAGCGGCAGTCACCATCTCATCCGTCAGCCCAACCCATTGCCGCTTAGGCTGAATGGTCAAGCTGGTGATCTCGTGAGTTCCCGCCACCAATGCAGCAGCGTACTTAGCAATGCTTTCGGGCACAGGTGTTGCCTTGTCAGATTCGCGTATCAGTTGCTCAAATGCGTTGGTCATGGCCTTCCCCTTTCATCCCACATTTCACGTACAAGGCTGTCCATTTGCTCCCATGCGCTACGAATAACGCTCATGTGCATTCGGCCTTCAGCGTCACCAACATCTAACACATGACCGCTTGTTTCCTCAAGTGCTTGCCATGCTGCAATTAAGGTATCCACAGGCTCCTGCACAGGTGCTGGCTGATAGCTAACGTGATGCTTAATTGCGTGGTCTTTTCCTTTGCCCAAATACACACCGCAGTCAAACGCATCAGGCTTTTTCTGCGTTGGCGGGAATGTGTAGATGGCAACATCGTCAGGGTTGCGTTTGTCGGCATACATTTCCCATCCCGGTGTTCGATAGTGTCTTGCGCCAGCCAGTTCGCGCCAATTTGTCCACGCCACAGGCTCATAGTCCAGCCCCAACTCTCTGGCGTTCTCTGCCTTCTTGTCGAGGGCACGGGCTTGCTTGATGGCGGTGATGGCTTTGGTGCGCTGCTCCTCATACAACTTAGCGCACTGCGCGGCGATCAAGCCAGCTTTGCCGACACGTAGGATGGCTTTTCCAGTTGTGCCGTTTCCGGGCAAGTTGATCCATACAAGTCCATCGTCATCAGGGCCTGTCACGGTCACGTTTTTCAACGCCTCCAGCGCCAAGTCCAATGCTTCGTCTTTGGTCATGCTGCCTCCCCAGTCGCCTTGGCGATGGCGGCGCGGGCTTGCTGTGCGGCCTCCTGCGCGTCTTGCAGCGTGGTCGTTCCGCCCATCAGTCGCTTCAGCGCTTCCAGCAGATCAGGTGCTGCGGCGATCAGCCGGGCGTTGGCTTCTTGGATAGATCGGCGCTCATCATTTACCGTCTCTGCAATCAATGTTGCGACGTCTGAGTAATGAGGCGTGTACGGCGCTCCTTCTGCTTGAGCGACATAGAAGCGCCAGTCTCCATACTGCACTGCGCTGCGGCTGTATGTCCACGGCCCCGGTGTGTGTTGTGTGTTCATAAACAACTCCTCAATGTCAACATTGCCAGCATCAGCACGATGAAGGCCCACAGTATCCAGATCAACTGCCCGTCAGCAGGGGTGGGTTTTTCTTCGTCTTCATTCATTTACTTTCCTCTTTAGGTTTCTTAGGCAGCGGTGCCCAATGTGTCCAGAACTTGTCTTTACCATTGAGGTTCTTTTCATGAACCTCCCCGTACACAGCAACACCATGCACACTCAGTAGCTGCACCTTCGCAGACCTTGGGCATGTTGCAATGGGTTGCCAGTAGTATTCGGTATCGACAACGGCTGTGCCGTCCGTGGTTAGTCTTACAGTCATTTGTCACCCATGTTGTAAAGCATAGTTGCTGTCGCCAACAACTTGTCGTGGTCAACCAACTTGTCAAGCCAGCGCTGAGGGATGCTGTCATATCTATAGATACGACCAGCAATCATACCTGTCACAGCACCAACTGTATCAGCGTCACCACCTTTGTTGACGGCGTGGATGAGAGCGTCTTCGAAGGACGATGTAGCTGCAACAGATTGCCATGCCGATGCATAACATCCCATCACTGTGCCGCTTTCTTCCTTGATGCCCTTGTCGAACAGGGTTTTGTTACCATATCGAGCACCATCGAACAACTCTTCAGCCAGTGCAGCGCTGTAGACAACACACTTACCTGTGCCGTGAGTGATGAGGCCACCAGCAACAGACTCAGCAATCGCCATTGTCTTGTTGTTGTGGTTGAACAGGATGTGTGGAGCCATTCGCATGATGCCACCGTTACCGTCTGTCATCAATGCACAAGAGCCACCATAGGGACGCTTGTTAGACGAGGCAGACAAAGCTTCGGCTGTGGTGGTGCCGATGTCAAAGCAATGGTCACGAGTACCGAACGTGCCACGGTTACGCCACTGCTTGAAGTTCTGTGCAATGACACCGGGGGCAAAGCGTTTGTATGTGAGGTAGGCATCGGCAATAGCCATTGCCATAGCACCATCGTCTGTCCACTCCCCCGGTGCTGTCTCATGAACACCACCACCGATCATGTCCTTGAGTGGGTTGCCAGTGTTAGGCTCAGTAAATTCCAATGGCGCACCGAGTGCATCACCAATGAACAGACCCATGAACATACCGATAGCGTTGTTTTGATTCATTAACATTTCCTGTGCTGTCTAACATGAGCTATGTTAGATGTTGAAGATGGTGTTACGTACCGGGATCGAACCGATGACCGAGCAATTATGAGCTGCCTGCTCTACCACTGAGCTAACGTAACAGGTTGCATGTCTCTCCATGCTGTCACCGATTGTCTAACAAGAAGAACCCCATAGCGGTTAAGGCCATCAACATCTACTCGCTGCGTCTGCCAGTGAACAAGCACTTACGTCCTGCGCTTAACAGCATCCGCTTTCGTTGTTGTTATTTAGGAAGATAAACAATGACTGTTTTCTCTGTTGGTATTACCTCAACACAATCGATCTCGTCATCCTCCCATTCATAGGGACGTTCGTCTTGGCTTTCGGTAGCCCCCACTCGATATGATGTGCTGTAAAACTTATCTTCAAATTTGAAAATCTGTTCATACACAACACACCAACGTGTTGTATCAACAAGTTCAGTGCTGATAACCTCTACAACGTTATCGTCATAGTCGTCGCAAGCAAGCTCAACCAAAAAAGATTTAGAGAATTTCATGATGGTTCCTTTCGTTGTTGTTAGGTGTCGCTCAGCCTATACACTCAAGAGGCAGGGGTGATCTGTCCACACTGCCTATGTAAGAGCCACCGTTTGTAGGCGTTTCTACGGTTGCGACTTTATCTTACGCTGTCACATACTCATCAGCGATGTTCCACAGTTCTGTGTTGATACGCTGGTGTTCCTTGATCGAGTTGACAGGTCGAGCCTTACGCATCACACCTTCAGGATGTGTCTCAGTGATGGAACGAATCATTGCATTGCCTCTGATCACACCCTCCTGAATGCGGTTGAACACAGTGAAAGCATCGTAGCCTTCGTCACCAACACGGCGAACATTCATCACGTCCTTGACTGTCTGTGCCACGGCATAAGCACCCTTCGGTTGACCTGTGTAGTCACTCCAACGGGTAGCCACACCAGCAATTGCCATGTCGTGGGCTTCACCAGTTGTCAGTGTCAGGCCACGCATCTTGTCAATGCGATCCATCAACAGGGGCAGGGTGGCTGTAGTGGTACGCAACATCTCTTCAAAGCCGTTCAATGCTTTGCTGTGATAGATGCGAGACTGAAAGCCATCACCTGCAACGATGCCATTGGAGCAGATGAAACGGAACAGACCAGCGAACAACTTCACACTACCACTACCATCGTGAGAGTTGTACAAGATGATCTCAGGACGGACATCACCTGTCTCTGCAATGTCGTGAGCACTACTGAAGGCAAGCATGTGGGCTGTGTGTTCTGTCGAAGCTTTGCGACTACGCTTTTGTGCAGCCTGTGTTGGGAAGTAACCATAGTCTGCCATGATGGGCAGCACATCGCTGGTGTTGAGGGACACATAACGATCTGACAAACGATCAGCTTTGGTTGTGCTGAATGCGGCAGGGGCACGTTGTTGAATCTGTGCTGGTGTCAGGATGGAGTTGTCTGCATTGCGAGAGAAGATGACGTGGGCCATGATTGTTTCCTAAGTAGGTTGTGGCGGTGTTGCCGTTGTTGGGCCTTCAGTATAAAGGCTTTCGAAATAACTTGTCAAGCGAAATCCCTACAGATTAGTCGGGATTTGCTTTCTTCACAAGCGGTACAACCTCTGCCCATGCTTGCAGATGTATCACTTGGTTCTGCATGTTCAGGCAGTAGCTGTACATACCATCAATGTGATCAAAGAAGATGATCTCATCAATGCCTGTGCCATCCATCCACGGTAGCTTGATGTAGCTACGGGGCTTGACCTTGTACAACTCACGGATAGGTAGTTGTTCGTAGTCTTTGATGTCTATTTCGCTGATCATTTTGTTCTCTTTCAATATCGTTTTGTAAAGCAACAGAGCCATCGACATGGCCCTGTTTGTATTGCCTACCATCCCAACTGTCAGCGGGGAAGAGTGGGTATTGTGGCAAGCCACGTAAGCCATGCACCCTACCTACAGAGTAGGCTATGCTCTCACTCACCACGCACCTTGCACAGTGCATCAGCAATCTTGTAGCAGTAGCGACTGAGTGCGGCAGGGTCTTCGACTGCTACACCAGAGGCAAGCACACCACGCATCACATCAAGAGCGAAGTCATCACGCAATTCACGGGGCGCTTTCTCTGCAAAGGCAGGGCGACCACGGCTACGGGTTTCTTTAATTGTTTCGTCAGTCATAGTTTCTTTCTGTAAAAAATGTGAGCACCAATAGCGCCCACCTTGGTCACTGCCTTCACCCAATAGGGCTTGACAGACTTAGCATGATAGTAGGTTGCACCGTTGGTGATGTCATGCAACCGACCTGCTATAGCATCAGAGGTGACAGCGAACACAGCATTGACGTTGTCAGTCAATGCCTTGTTGCGTACATTCCTCATAGCTGTCCATGAAAACTGTTTATGTTCGTATACAATTTCACAGACAGTCTTGTCTTTCTCAGCGGCCCTGTTCAATGTGACCAACGCCACCGCTCTCATGCCATCAACAGTATCCCCACGTGCTTCGTGGTAGATGTTCTTCAACATGCAATGAAACTCATTAGCCTGTGCCTTAGATGGTACAGGTTGGTGTTCACATGATGCGGTGGAGAGCAACAAAGCACCACAGAATACAGCGATGGGGATATGTTTGAGCATCATCACACGCCTTGTTCTTCAGCCATCAGCGCCGCCCACTTGAGCCACATGTAACGCATGCCTTGGACAGATTCAATGGTGTCGTCAAAGTAGACGGGATCGCCATACTTTCTGAACAGTGCTGGTGAATTTCTTTCACAACCCATATTAGTTAGTCCATTGAGAACATCTTGCATTAAGAAATCCTTGTCAACACTACCGTTGTGGATAAAGTAGGCATCAATAATGGCGCAACAACTAAACTTGCTCTTACTAATACGCGTTTTTCCTTTGTCCACAAGACAATGATCAGCGGCATAGTGCAGTACATCAGATATTAAAAGCTTTTTCTTTTTCATAACGGTGCATCCTCGTGATTGTTGGGGTTGAAAGGTGGACGCTTATGTCCACTATCGAAGGGGTTAGGAAAAGGCGGGAAGGGCCATGTTTTCGCTTCGCTCAGTGCTGTCAAAGCCATACTCATACCTTTCATAACTACGGATGCGGCTGTCACGGCTGGTGTTTTTCTCAACAAATTTGACACGGGTATCTCGTTCGTTCAGTGCCATGCACAGGGTGGTCAGGTCACAGTCTTCTTCAAGGTAGGCATAGTCGCCACGCTCATAGCTGTAACGGGTAATCTTGTCGGCAATGCCGAGGTTGACTAGCACATCCTTACGAACCTTACCCCAAGCATGACCGGGGTCTGAGTAGATGGTGATGGTGAATGTTTTGCTCATGTAAGCTCCTTAATCTGTTGCAGCACAGCCTGTGCAGCAGTGTAGTTGAGATGACCAATCACGTCAGTAGTGATGGGTGTGTCATAGGTTATGTGCCAATCCCATTCACCATCACCAGTGAATTTGATGACAGCAATCTCCCACAAATTACGATCACCACCATAACTGCAATCGTGCATC